GCTAAGGGAGTATGGGGTGTAGAGCCTCATCGAGGGTTCGAATCCCTCCGTTTCCGCCAGCAACTTTCAAAGACGGACCTTCGGGTCCGTTTTTCTTTTGTGCGGTGAATTCTTCGTCGGTCTCGATGGGGAACGCGCGCAGGATGGCCATGAATGCAGCCTTGGCCTCTGCTTCGTGCGGCACCTGGTCGTCCAGGTCTTCCGCGATGGCTTCGATCATGGCGCGTGCCACGTTCTCGCCAGCGATTGCCGCAATGGCAGCTCGCTTCTTGTACCCGCAATACCGGGTTCCCTTCTTGAATGCGCTGATGTGGCTCGGCGTCTCGCCGACCAGTTCAGCTAGCGCAGTCTGACTGCCCGCTATTGCGGCAGCCTTCTCAATAGTATTTTTCAATGACATACGACACTCCATAGGGCTTGACTTGAATTGTCCATATGTGGCTAAAATCTGGGCCATTGTTACCACATATGGACAAATACCTTATGTGGACATTTTCCCACCACATGAAGGCACTCATGCAATCCTTTTTTCGCACCCCTGCCAATCAAACGGTCAGTTCGGCTGGTGCCTCGGTCGCGCTGACCGGGCAGGGGTGCACCCGTCAATCAGCCTTCATGTCCATGGGCATCGCGGAATGCGGAAGTGCTTCGTCTGGAATAAGCACCCACTTGAAGCCGGTCGGTGGCGCTCCTGGGTTCATCGGCGCAGTGACCGATTTGGACAAGGCAGGCTTTCTCCGTCGTTCGTCGTACTGCAGCATGCCGTCCCTGATAGCGGCCCTCAACAGTGCGTATGTCGCCCAGCAGGTACAGATAGCCCCGATGAGGGTGAACGCTAGCCATGAGATGGCCATTACTCCGAGTGCCGATTGCATTGAAGTTCCTCCGCTGAAAAGCGGAAATTTTCGCACTCGGTCCTCCTGGATTCATGTGTTGGATGCAGCGGCTCACCTCGTGCGCAGCTCCAGCGCAGCGCCCGGAGGGGCCCCCGCTTGCGGGGAGGTGCTGGGCGCGGAGCTGGTGCGTAGCACCCCCGATGGTAATCACGGGGATAACAACGGAGTCCAGCCATGACCCGCCCGGCTCGCGCAAAAAAGAATTCCCTCGTCCTCGACGGGAACGAAATCAAGGTGCGCCTTGAGGCCGAGCGCACGGCCAGCGGCAGCGTCGTGCACGTCGATTGGCTGCGCTTCACCTGCCAGCTGCGCAACGCCCCGGCTCCATCGGTCGATGACCTGTTCCCCAAGCCAAAGACCACCAGCATCTACGACTCGGCCTATGCGATGGCCCAGATCCGCCAGGTGCTCTCGATGATCCCGGATGAGGATTTCGCCCCCGCAGCCCAGGCCCTGGAGCTGGGCCGCGAAGTCTGCCAGGCGCTCGGCGAAGAGTTCAGCCTGCACCCCGAACTGCGCAAAGGCCACGACTTCTACAAGCACCGCTGGAGCATCGTGCGTAACGATCAAGAGTGCGGCTGGGTGGGCTTCCTGGCCTCCAGTGATGGCCCGCGCCAAAAGGCCCAGGCCCGCACCCTGCACGTCAACCTCTACGGCTACGCCTGCACCTTCGCCGCGCACGGCTGGAACCTGCGCATGGCCCAGCTCGTGGACGCACATGAGGCCGATATCACCCGCTGTGACCTAGCGCTCGATTTCTTCGACGGCTACAGCGGCGGCATGGAGCGCATCAAGACCGATTACGAAAGCGGCCTGTGCGACTCAGGCGGCAAGCGGCTCAAGTGCAACCTGGTGGGCGACTGGTGCAACGGCCAGGCGCGATCCTTCTACATCGGCAGCAAGGAAGCCGGCAAGCAAACCAACGTCTACGAGAAGGGCGACCAGCTCTTCGGCGTCGAAGCCGGCTCGGCCTGGATGCGCTTTGAACTGCGCTACGGCAACAAGCTGCGCGTGCTCTCAAGCGAGATGCTGCGCCGTCCTGCTGACTTCTTCGCTGGGGCCTCTGAATGGCATGCCCTGGTCTTGGCCCAGGCCGATCAGCGTGCATTGCCTGAGCCCGTGCGCTGCACTCCGCGCCGCGCCCTGGAGACGGTCGAGGCCGAGGTGTACCGCAACCTCAAGTGGTTCATGAACGTTGCCGCGCCGACCGTGGCCCTGGCCTTCCACACCCTGGGCGATGAGTTCCTGCAGTTCGTCACTGGTCCGCGCACACCAGGCCGCCTCAAGGCGTTCAACACGGCAGAAATCCGCCGCGCCTGCGTCGCTGCCTTCCCCAAGGTTTCCATTCTTCAACCGGTCGAGGGCTACGCCCATGCCTTCGCTTGACCGTCCACAAGGGGCACAGAGGTACTTATGCAATTCAACTCTCAAGTGATCGTCCACGCCGTCAAGGAATCCGTTGGCGAGATGGAAGGCCGCGCCTTCTCGTCCACCACCTTCCATTGCGAAGTCGACCTGAAAGAAAACGGTGCAGGCCGCTCCATTGGCCGCGTGACCCGTCCTTTCAAGCTGGGCGATCACAAGGAATTCGACAAGTGGGCGCACCTGGGCGGTTCGCTGCCGATCCAGGCCGATGCCGTGTTCGAGATGACTGCCGCCCGCGAAGACGGCACCAGCCTCAAGCTGGTCTCCATCAAGCCGGTGGCCCGCGCTGCAGCGCCCCAGCAAGCCCCCGTGAAGGCCTGATATGCGCCTGCTCGTCCAGTCGCTTGCAACAGGCCGCTTCCTGGCCCCGTCGCTCGATGACGGCCAGCCCGAATGGGTCGCCTCCCTGCGTGAAGCCGGTGGCGGCGTGGTGGGCGACATGGACGCGGCATTTCAGTTGGTCGAAGACCACTGCGACCCCGAAGACCGTCCCCAGGTCATTGACCTGGACCGTCTTGGTACGGCGAACGACTACCCGATATGACCCACGTTTTCATCATCGGTGCGGCTGTGTTGATCGTCGCTTTTTCACCTTTGGCGGTCTCTTTTGTTAACCGCCTGCTTGTTGAGGCTATCTCCTGATATGACCACCGCCACCCCTCATAAAACCGTATATACCGTTTCTGAGGAACCTCGCATTCTGTTGATCGAGGACTTCCTCTCTCATGCTGAGTGTGATGCACTCGTCCGCCTTGCCGCCCCCAGCCTGAAGCGCTCGACCGTCGTTTGTGATGACGGTTCGCTTGAAGCCCATGCAGCCCGCACCAGTCGGGGTATGTACTTTCAGCGTGCTCAGCTGCCTATCGTTGATCGCATTGAAAAGCGCATTGAAGAAACCTTTGGGCACCCCGTTGTCAACGGTGAGGGCTTCCAGGTTCTGCACTACGCAGAAGGCGCTGAGTACAAGCCCCATTACGACTATTTCGACCCGGCTCTGCCCGGCACGGCCCAGCACACCAAAAGCGGTGGCAACCGCATCGCAACGGTGCTGCTGTACCTGAATCAGCCTGATGAAGGCGGCGAAACCGTCTTCCCTGACCTCGGCTTGAAGGTTCAGCCATTGAGGGGCGGTGCGCTCTATTTTTCCTACCCAGACCCGTCGCCTGATTCGCTGTCGCTGCACGGCGGTGCGCCTGTCGTCCGCGGGGAAAAGTTCGTTGCGACCAAGTGGATCCGTGAGCGGCCTTATGTCTGACTCATAACACAAATTCTTGGCTTAACTGAGGGCTTTATCTATGGATGACGATATCGAAATTGAATGTGAGGATTGCGGTTGGACTGGCGGTATTGATGATTGCAATACACCTTACGACCCGACTGATTTGTATTGCCCCGAATGTGGTGCACATCTGTCCGGGGACTAAATGAATGTTTTTCAATGTTCAGTCGCGGTATTTCCGTGCCCTCCAGAATCTCAAACCGCTTTTGAATCGATGGACCCGGCGTCCTGGGGTGTTACGCCTGATGCCGTCCTCGCGGTCTATTCGTGGGGCTTTGGCGCGATCTTGATGCTATGGGCTATTGGTTTCACCTGCGGCGCCATTATTGCCACCATCAAGAAAATGTGAGATTCCAGCGCAGAGGGGCTAACCCTCTCCGGTGCAATCTCGCACCTTTCAAATCAACCTTTTTGGAGAATATCCATGAACTTCCGTCAAAAGATGGCCCGCCTGGCCCTGATCCCTGCCGCAGTGGCTGCTACCGGTGCCCACGCTGCCGGCAATGATCCCTTCACCGCCGCGCTCACCTCGATCGACCTCACCAACGTCGCTCCTGCCGTTGCGGCCCTGGGCATCCTGATCATCGGCATCGTGATGGCCTTCAAGGGCATCGACCTGGGCAAGCGTGCTGTGAAGAAGGCCTAAGGCCGGGTGAAGCTGATGAGTGGTCCATTCCTTCTTGTTTTCTGGGTCGGGGTGGCCCTCATCGGCGCCCTTTCTGCTGGTGCATTTATTCAGGGGTTAAGAGGTGTATAAATCCAAATACCTTATGGCGGCTCTGCTGCCTTTTTTGTTTCTTCGCGGTGCATTTGCGGCTGATGTTCGCGACGCCAAATCCGATAATAGAAGAATGTCTGGCCTCACATTTGTGGGTAAGCATGGGTCAAAATCACCCAAAACTGCCAATCAAAAAGCCACCAATCAGACTGCAAAAACAAATAGCGTCAATCTGAATAAAAAATGAGGCGCAAATGATTAAATACCTGCTCATACTGATCATGCAGGCATGCACGGTATTTAATCCCGTTCGCATGTTTCCTATATTCGATTTGAGAAAATCCTATCTTGGGCGCATTATTTTTGCATTCATATTTGCTTTTGCGATAGTCCCTATTGTTGCTGAGGCAAGTGTCCCATATACGTCTGGTGGATCTTATCGGGCGGGTGATGGTCCATGGTCGGATTCGCCTGCATCTGCTTGTGCTGCTTTTAATGCTGCCAAGGGATTTGCAGGTTTTCAGGTTCTTGATACATATAACGGATATCCTGGCCCTTGGTGTCAGCTAATGAAAGATGGGATGTGGTACGTTCCTTCCCAAATTGCCGGCACCCCGGGTGTATGCCCTGCTAATTCCACTGATATCGGGGGCGCTTGTACCTGCTCTGCTGGATTTATGGAGCAGGGTGGTCAATGCGTCCCAAGCAATTGCACCAAGGGTAAAACCGGGTCAGCCAATATCACAATTGGTTATCTTTACAAAAACCCAAGCGGTGATTTTCAATCGTCGTCCGGCGACGTTTATTCGATAGCATCAGGTAGCGCGGCTTCGCCCACTTCTTGGTGTCAATCTGGCTGCTCGTATTCGGTTCAGCGTGATCAATTGCAGGTTGTCTTGGATCAGGGCGGCTCGGGGTATTACGACATGATTTCAGCGGCTGATGGTTTTCAGACTGGCGAAACCTGTACGTCTGACCCTAACCCGGTCCCTGTGATGCCGAATGGTCCGGCCCCTGCACCCACGCCAACGCCCA